GGCCCTTTTAAAGGCCCTCACGCTAGTATTTGATAAGAGAATACAGTACGTACAGTCCCTAACCAACCAGATTCAGTTAGCTCAGCTAACGATCACTGGCAGTATACCTTTAATCCTGGTATATGGAGTACTAAAACTTGTAAGATCAAGTCTACGGTTAAGTATGGCCAATGTAGTAAGAGGGATTTGTCCCCCTCACTGCCAAGAGGGTTTGCAGCCCAAACTTGTCAGACTTCAAGCCGGAACGCCGTAGGATTACCTTTTAATAAAATTTATTGCATTCAAAAACACAACAAATTTTTTCCAAGGACAATCGAAAACACGTAACAAATGGATCACTCAACGAGAGTTGGGTAGATTCATTCGGTTACCAGTTATCGCGTTCGGTTTAAGAAATCATTTGAGAAGTTTTATGCAGATGCATGACAACATACTCACACTATGGAAAGTGAATGGAAGTTTATTCCTAACACAATACTTAGGTGAGTGTAGTCGTGCAGTAATCTGCTGGGCAGGTAATGAAACCTTTATCTCTAACAAGGTAAGGGTGGCCCTATCTGCCGCTGGTCTACCAGTGATTATTCCGGCCTCTCTTCGTACAAGAATGTATCAAATGAAACGTTCCAGTACCGAGGGGTGGTTAATCACAAAAGTAGTACTGACAGTACTGAGTGTTTATAGAGTTATTGGTTGTCCTCCTATACTTAAATTAGGAACGATAACTGACCCTTTTAACGGGGTAGCTCGTTCTTTACCGCATGCGGAACTAAGACGAGTGATGACATCTCTAAAACTCCGTAACTTACGCCAACCGGATCTCTGGAATATTTCCGAGAGTTCTGGTCCAAATTATCCTCGAGCAACATGGAGTTCCGCTGCTGATCTTCTCGCTTTAATTAGACATCCACATAATTTGTGGTGCCTTCTTAAGTGGGCAAATCAGTATCGGGGGTCTCTTGTACTCGTGTGGATGCTGTGGCTAATTCTCTTAACACTCCTTGTAGGACCGATCCTATATATCTTGGGTATGTACCCTCGATACATTGGTCGGTTAGCCAAACTTAATGAGGCTAGAGGTAAAGTTCGTGTTATAGCAATTACGGATTACTGGACACAGTTATTACTACGTCCACTCCATGATGCCATATACGACCTTCTCTCTAACATTGAACAGGACGGTACCTTTAATCAGGTTCGTCCATTCAAAGCTCTCATGAGCAAGGCAACCCTAATGGGGACTAAAGTGAATTCTTTTGACCTAAGTTCGGCAACAGATCGGATCCCGATCGATATCCAGGTAGATATTTTATCTATTCTGGGAATCAACGGACCGCTTTGGAAAGCGATCTTGGATCGTCCCTGGTATTTAGTTACTAGAGATGATGGTATCATTGTCAAAGAAGATGCGATTCGGTATAGTGTAGGACAGCCCATGGGAGCATATAGCTCCTTTGGGATGTTAGCTCTAACACACCACATTATTGTTCAGGTAGCTGCTAGACGGGTCGGTTATACCGATTGGTTTAGAGATTATGCTCTACTTGGTGATGACATTGTCATACTAGGTGAAGACGTATCTAAAGCTTATCTATCCATAATGCGAGATCTGGGTGTCGAAATCAATTTATTGAAATCGCACCAAGGTTACGTGGGTGAGTTCGCCAAACACTGGATACATCCACACTACGGTGACTTATCACCTGTAGGTGCTGGAAGTATCCTGGTTTCGGTTCGAAACTATAAACTGATCCCTTCTATCGTGCTTGATGCAGTCCAGAAAGGATTCCCTTATCCCCTAGCAATTATCAATAACCTCGTTATTGGTGTTCAACGAAGTACCCGAAAGGTAAATCGGAAAACAATCATAGCGATGTTATTGTTGATGTTGGGTCCTACGGGAGCACTGGGAGCAACTAACCAGTTATCAGTGGAAACACTGGAAGCTTGGTTGTCAGTTGCAACTAGTGGTGTTAAAAGAGGATTCATCCTTCAGGCATTTCAAAATGCAATTATGCAAATTAAAATAACTGAGGACGAGAATCTAGTAACACAGTATTCCCGAGAACAGGAAACATTCCGTCGGCTGTGGTGGAGATATCCACTTCACCGCTGGAGCCTGTCTTTCGACTGGCTTATAGCCCTTAGGGGCTATGATCCGGGAGAGAAGATTCACCCTTGGGTGGCTCTTCTTCCGGGTCCAGCGTTGGTGGATTTCAAGTTGAGTTGGACTTTTGGGTCCAACCTACTTGATGATCTCCTACCGACATCGATTAGAATAAAGGTACCAAGTCTCGTCTTTAACCGAGATGTGATTTGGGCTTTACTAGTTAGATGCTCGCCGGCATTTGTTGCTTACCGGGATAAACCGGAACCAGATGAGGCTCAGTGGTATTCAGAAGAGTTCCTTTACATGGATCCTGATGATCCGAACAGACTTATACAAGTCGGTCGGATATTCAGAACTATGTTAGGGTACGAATCTGATTCTGCTGCTTCGATAGATTGGTCTAAGGAGAAATCCATTAGAACATATCTAGACTCTCAGTTAAAACTACTGAGATTCGTTAATCGAAGGTTACAGGCACTGTCGAAACCGAAAGGACCAGTTAAAACTGCTCTTATGGTTATCTAACCTATTTCTGGCTTCAACCCTTAACAGGGTGGTCTATGGTAAGGATTAAATCTGAGTCTGCTGAAATAATGCAGAACGGGTCTGATTGCTCCCCGAAAGGGAGACTTACATAGACTAGTCAGACTTGTCAAACGCGAT